TTTCCTGTATTTCCATCGTGTGCTTCGCCGTTTTCGGTTTTTTTTTTTTTTTTTTTTTAATACAAGAAGTCGAGCCGTAAACTCAGAGAATCAAACGTTGTTAATAACAACTTTGTACGTGAAACAAGCAGCAAACTGCTGTTCGTCGATTGCAAGGGTCGCAAGACACAACAGCAAAGGTCGGATGGATTTCGTTCCGGTGGGAAAACCACCACCGTAACGTTCCATCACAGCCACATCCAACGCATACAATGCAACGTCATTTTGATAACTCTGCATGTTGTCAGCGAATGATATCCATTTTTCATGGATCGGATCAAGAATTTTTTTCGGATCTTTCGGGTCGCGACGAACCATCTTGACCTCGGATTGCAGTTTCTGCAGCCTTTTCAACGGGTCGGGCATCATCGCGCACACGTTAAACGTGTGAATGATGAAGCTCGAACAGAAATAACCGTGTTTGAACTGCGAAACCTGAGCGGATAAATTCCAAACCTGCGCCATGCGGTCTTCGGCCAAACCGGTCTCGATCGGTGTACTCAAACGCGCGACGCTGTCGTCACCGATTACCCCCACGTACTGCGCATCATCAAGGTCAAGCTCCCCGTGAGCGGTCACCCAATTGATCACTGTGTTCCCGCCCAAAGTGTTGAAATAACCCGATTTACGCTGAAAGTCAATCAGCAACTTCAAACCCTCCATCGAGGTGAGAGAAGTGCGCGAACACATACGCTCCCAAAGCACAAGAAACTCGCGACTGAGCCCCATCAGACAGTACCAAATGTACTCGATCAGCAATGGTCGCTCGCTCTGCGATTTGTCGTATCGCGCCTGATCCATTTCGACATACATCGGATTCGGTTCATCAGCGGCCCCGTTCGCTCGAATAAGCTCAGTGACAGTATGCACGTTCGATTTGGTGTACCACATGTTGTTCGATCGCAGGATCGCGATCGTACGCTCTATGATTTCACCCTCCAACGGACTACTGGTCGCCACGTTTTCTTTCGGCAAGAAAGAGATACCCTGCATTCCGTTCTGTTTAACGCTCGCGGTATCCTCGCCTTTCGACTTCGTGGTGTCCTTCGCTATCAGAGACGTCCAAAGCGACTGACGAAAAGTATCGAAATCCACAGCGTTCTTATGTTCAAGACGCTTAATATCCGTCGGTTGCAATCGGCGCAACCAATCCGCGACAGACTGCTGTGTAGGCATGATAGGATTGTCACGATACCAGATCAACCGTTCCATG